TTTATTATATATATAAAAATCATCACTAGCATATAAAACAGAATTTGATGTATCCTCATCAGAATTGTATAAAACATATCTTAACCAATATTCATTGTATCCTGGAGTTATATCTAAATCACTCAATATAGAGGAATTACTACCTGTGGTAAAATAAGTATTATAAGGAAGACTACCGACTATAGGAAAATTATTTCCATAAAGAATACCAAATGATGTTCCATTACCACTTACTGAACCAGATAAGGTAAATATGGTTTGGAAATTAGCACCTCCATCAAAAATAGTAACTTGAGGGTTTATATTTCCTGCTGAATATACTGCCGGTAAAATATTGGCTTTTAATCCTGGAGGGAAAATATTAGATACTTCACTAACATAATTATTATCTCCTGTTAAAGGAATAGCTTGTCCTTCAGTAGTAATTAAATATACACTATGAATATTACCTCCACCAGGTACTTCAGGATAAGAAGATTCAATATAGTCAAAATATACAAAATAATTTGAATATCTTGAGGCATTAGGTACTTGAGATTGTGTAGATAAGGTTGTTAAACTACTATAAATAGGTTGGTTAAAACCAGGTGATGTTGTTCTGCTTCCATTATATCTAGGATTTATACTACGAGCCATAGTATAATTTGAATCTGGAATTGAGAATTTAGTGGCACTACCACTTAATATAGCTTGTTGATTAACAGGTATTAAAGAATTGTTTGTATAATCAACATCCATATAAACAGTACTTAATCTATTATCAGATATATTATTATCTAAAGGAAGAAAAGTATCATTTGAATTATCTTCATTTAAATCCCCATCAGTAACTGTTAATATAGAACCACTAAACTGACCATTAAAAAACTCTGATTCATTATTTTGGATAAAAGGTACAGAACCACTTGGTGAAGGAATAGTACCTGTCCAACTTTGGGTTACAATAGAGGTAATATTTAAAGCTCCACCATTTGAGCCCGAAATCTCATACATATCAATTGATCCTGTATATAAAGACTGAGTATATTCTAATTGAGGAACAGGGTATTTGTTTCTTTCTAATAAATGTTGCTTAATTACAACCCCAGAAGCTAATGAAGTTCTAACAGGAGTCCAATCTTGTAACATTTTAAATAAAGAATTATCAAAATATTTAATAAGTCTTATATAATCCCAAATGTTATAATTACTAATATATTTTAAAAAATATTGGTTTCTTAAAGCATCTAAATCAGGATAAGATTCTGCAGATGAGGATACTTGTCTTGGGTCACCAATATAATCTCCTATATTAAAAAACCCTAAAGTTGACATTATGTCCTCATTTATTTCATTTTGAGGAGAGAAAGCAACCTCTACATAATCAACATCTCTAGTATAAGAAGAACTTATTGATGGATTTTGTTGGATTGAAATTTGAGAAGATAAAACTTTACTGTTAGGAATATTTGAATCAATACTTGTTGTAGTAGGTAAAACTAAATTTGAAGTTTTTATCTTATTAGAAACTATATTTTGAATACCTACTGCAGGTTGATCATAAAAATAAGTTTCAGTATTTGCCGAATAGGTTGGGTTAGAACTTGTATAAAAATTACTTGTTCCTGTAAATGAAGATGTTGATGTCCAAGATCCTGTTACTTTAGGATGAATAGATGTTGAACCAGTATATAATTCACCTCCTAAAGCAGCTCTAAAAGCCAAATATTGACTTTGTTCAATAGATGAAGGATTCATTACATAAGCATCAAAGCTACTTTCAGAAATAGGTTGAGTATAATATCTTATTTCTTGTAATGAACCTGAAAATCCTACATGAGTGGCTGAAGAGCTAGCAAATAATATTTTTGCACTTGCACTCCATAAAGTAGGAATATTTAAGGAAGATGATGCTTGGAATCCTATAAGATTTCCATCCTCACCATTATATATACTGTTTTTAGCATATAAATAATATCCGTTACTTCCACTATTAACTAAAACAGACCACCAATTATTATCAAAGAAAGGTAAATAAACACTTGCAGAATCAGTTCCTGAAATGAATTTTAAAGTACCATACTGATAATAGGGATTTACTACAGCTCCTGCATATGATCCTGTTGTTAATCCTGAACCTGTATATTCTAGGAATACTCCTAAACCTTGATCTGTGGACCATAGACTTTGAGAATAATATGTTGGAGGAATAGATTCGGCTTTAAATCTAAATTCTACAGCCCCAGGAACATTATTTGGAGCACCCCAAGTAGAGTTTAAAGCAAAAGAAGAAGATAAGTAATATGAACCTGTTGATTTATAAGCATAATTAAATTCATCTTGCCAAAAATCATAAGTGTTTGGATTTTTATCTTTGCCTCCAAATTCATTTACTCTTAAAACAGTATCAGGGATACCGTAAATAGTAATTAATGTTCTTAAACCCTCTACAGTACCTTTTTTCTTAAGTAAATAAGGTAAATTGTGGTATATGCGTTTATAAATTTCTTTATTAATGTCATCTACAGGAGACAGGGAGGACGTTGAAGACGCGGTAACAAACGTACTAACGTATTCAAAACCTTGTGGGGTTGGTAATAAAGTAGATGCATCTGGAATGTTAAATAAACTACCTGATGGGGTAAAACCTAATAAAGCCGAATATAAATCATTAGATGAAAAATTATTTTGGTATATTTTAATACCTAAATCTCTTAATACATCCGCTACTAAATCTTTTGAAATACCATAATCTAATCTATTGTCAGCATTATATTTTTGTGTAACATTTTCAATATAAAGATAAATGTTATCAAACATTTGTGCTAACATTTCCACAAATAACTCATATTGAGTATTATTTGGGTCTTCTATAATGTATGAAGGAATAGCATTTACTAAAGCATTATCATTATTATCATCATATAAAGAGGCACTTAGTGATTGGGTTGTTAAAAATGATAAACCTGCAGCTGAGGTAGTAGTAACATTTATGTAAGGAGGGGTTGAATTGGTTTTAGGCCATGCTTTTGAACCTGATTCATAATAAAGATAATATTCATAACCATCAAAATTAGTTATGATTTCATCTATTTTGTTTTGCCAAATAATATTACTTGAAGAAACATAGTAATTTGTTGTAGTACCAGATGATAAAGAGGCACTAGCTTGATATGTTTCTATTAATGAAAGTTTATAATAAAAATTTTCTAATCTTGTTTGTGCCGAGGACATATAAACAAAATCAGAGTAATCAGTATAATCTACATTTATTTCAATTCCTTTTTCAGCCAATAAACTATTTACTTGATATAAGTAACTTCCCGTACCTTGAGATTTATTAGTGGTTGATAAACTAGTATATGAATTATAAGGGGTTGAATTATTTATTTGATCTTTTAAACCAATATTAAAATTAGGTCCTTTTAACTGAATATTTTCGTCTATTAAATTAAACGAAATTAAAATATCAATGTTGTAAGCAAGAGGTTCTGCTATTTGTTCTACAACCCAACATTCAGTTTTTAATGCAAACTCAATAGGGAGTGGTTCATATAATTTTATTAATACTGTTGGGTCATTAGAATTTGAATTATCTAATAAAACATTATTAGCAATTATTAATCTATTAGAACCAAAATTTAAATAAAAATCTAAATAACTACCTGTTGAATTTTGGATTTGAGAAGCAAAATCATTAGTAGTAGAGACTACTTCCTCATTAGGAATAGATGTAGTATTTAATCTTATTTCTGTTCTATCAGCAGAAATTTCATCAATATAATATCTATTTAAAGCAGATGATCCTAATTTATTAGTAAAAAAGTTATATAAAACATTATATTGACCCTCTTCATATCCTTGAGATTTTAAATTTTCTAAAGGCTCTAAAGATAATTGATTATCTAAAATTGAGTAATTAGGATATCCAATTTCATTAGAATATAATATAGTATTATTTAAATCATATATGAAATATTCAATATGATCCGTTTGAGGATCAAATGTTGTTTCAAAAGTATTTGAAGAAATCAGAGAAGTATCCTCAGAAGAATATTCCTGAAATTCAAAAGTATTAGGATTTAATGGTTGTATGTTAATTATTTCTTCCATTTATTATATACTTCCTGAAATTATTTGTTGTTGTAAATCAAAGTTTTCTTGTCTTAATTGGTTAATTTCATCAATTAGGGCTTGAATTGTATCATCTTGAATATTTGTAGATCCAACATATTCTTGACTTGTTTTTATAAGGTACTCATGAGAATTTGTTTCTCCAAGTTTAGGTATTTGAAAAAATATTTCCTGGTAATTAGAGAAAAATTCAGCTACTGAAATTGAGGGGATTGATTCGGGGGTTGGTGTTGGGGGTTGAACCAATTGAGTAAAAGAAGTATCAATTACCCTTTGGTATTGATTTTTATCATATGATTCTTTATTTAAGTTTACCTTAGCCATTAACTACTTTAAAATTGTAATTGTTATCAAATACTATAGTAGAACCATTGATTGTAGTTTGAATTAAAATAGTATAATATCTTTCTGGTTCTAAACCATTCATATACATTGTGAAATAACTACCACTAGCATCACAACTTAGTTTTGTATAAGTAGAATCAAAATCTATTACATATTCATTTGTATCTAAATCTTTTATAGCATAGTAAGATGCGGTAGGTAAAGCATAATTTGTTGTATAAAGAGATGCTGTTTGCCATACCCTAGCAGGATATAAAGGAGCAGCATTTACTCTAAATACATTAATACTACTAGAATAAAATACTCCTGGATTTTGGTCAAGGGCAATATTTGCAGGAATAGTATTTAATACTGTTAAACTACCTGTTGAATATGTAAAATCATTCCATTTAAACTCTAATTGAGGAGGATAAATAGTATGAGTATCTCTAGAAAAATATTTTAAAGTAACCTGTTGATTAGTATCATTTATAAATTCTTGAGATTGAGTTTGTCTAACTATAAATCCATAATTAGTAAAAGATCCTGATATCCATCTATTTACAATAGAGGTTACATTAGAATTTAAATCTAAATCAGAATAATAGTTAAAAATTTGAGTAGCTTGAGAACCAGTATACCATACCCCACCTCCAGATGAAGAGGGATTTGTAGTTAAATTATAAGATCCTGTAGTACCTGAGGTAAAACTTGAGGTAGTCCATTTTGTACTTCCAGAATAATCTTTCCAAACCCAAGAGGAACCATCACTATTTTGAGGTAAATCTAAATAACGACCAGTACCCATTGACCAATCTTCGGCTACAGCATTGATAGCTATAGAAGAGGTATTACTTAAACCAGTGGCATTAGCTATAAAAACTCTTAAATTAGATTGCCAAGTAGATCCTGATATTTTATTATTAATAATATCTGCTATTTCAGAGGAATCAAATTTGATTAAATATCTTGATGATTGAGGAAATTGTCCTACAACCTGTAATTCACCTGTGGTAAAGTTAGTTGATGCTTCTATTATTTCATCTAAACCTGTATTCATAGAAGGATATCCTGAATATAGGGTAGAATCGGCTATTGGGAATATTTTATATACTGCCATTGTTTAAATTATAAAGGTACTATTCTTCCTTGAATATCGGTATTAGGATATTTAACTTCAAAAATCATAGGGTCTAAAGATGGATAAATTACATTATTAATAGTTGCTCCTTTTACATCATATGAATAAGGAGAATATCCTAAATTTTCACCTGTTAAATTATTCATTTCTATATTTTTAACAGTTTGAACACCTTCAATTCTATCTAATAAAATATAAATATCTCTTAAAATAATTGGTTGATTAATTTGCCATTTGTCTACAGCAAAATAATCTTGTAAAGCCAAAATACATTTAGTTAAAATTTCATTACTATTGTAATCAGGCAAAACAATTATATCAAAATTAACACCAATATTAATGATAAATCCGTCTTTAATACTTACAGCATCTCCTACCATTTTATATTGAGATAAATAGGTATTTAAATTTTGTTTTAAAGCGGGAGAAGCATTAACTAATTGATTAGATGAATTATAAGATAACACATATAAATCTAAAACAGATTGAGCCTCACCAGCAGATATTGAACTTACTTTTGTTGGTTCAACATATGCTTTAGCAATAACTCCATATTTAGAAGGCATTGAAAGAGCTCTTACTAAATAATCATCTTGGGTTACGTTACGTAATTGAGAAGCAAAGTTTGCTGATGAATTTTGTCTTATTTCCTCTATTGTATCTCCATCTCCTCCACCATCAGCTGCATCTGGATTTGTAACTGCTAATGAGTTAAATATAGTATTAGCTGTAGTTGAGTTAAGATTTGAATTGATAAAATTAATGGTTCCGGACAATGTTGTTAAATCATTTGATGGAACATTTGATTCAACTCCCCCACCAGTTAAATATCTTACAGTTAATGTGGTATTAGAAGGTGTTATACCGTAAGTTTTAGTTAATAAAAAGTTATTAGGAGCAAAAGCTGTATTTAATTTTGTTTTTTCAAAAGGTAATCCTAAACCTACATTATTTGCATTAGGAATTATTTCCTCATCAGTATCTAAAGGATCTCCAGAACCAAATTGGATTTGAAGAGAACCAGAATTTACAAAACGAGTTGTAAATCTTCTTTGGATTTTTTCTAATTTTAATAAATAAGGAGTATTTGAGGAATCTGTTGAATAATTAGGATCATTTGGGTTAGTATTCTTAATAGAATTATAAACCATTTCTTGTCCTAAATAATCAACCTCATACCATTCATTTCCATCACTGTCTATAACATCTAAAATACCAATAATGTTATCAGTATTAATATTAACAGTAGTATAAGGTTCTGGTAATCCAAATGTAAAAGTAGTTGTACTTATATTAGCTGATATTGCTTTTTTATTTTTTCTTAATAAGAAATATGTTGGGTTTCCACTTCCATCAACACTAAAAATAGATACTTCTGTGGGATCTAATGAGCTAGAATATGAGAAATCTACAGACTCTTCTATTAAGAAACCAACACTAGGAGTATTTGATGAAATTATATTTGAATTTTCAGCTATTAAAAGAGAATAATCAAAGTCAGGAACATAAGTTGAGCCTGAAAGTTTAGCTGGAACTTGTTGGTAAAAATCAATATTAGTAACAGCCACTTGAGTTACATTTGGTTTATAACCAAACATATAAGCTAACTCATATAAGTTGTTTGTTTGACGAGCATATTGTAAAAATGTTTCTTGTATCTGATTATCTGTATAAAAAGATAAAACATCACCTACATAAGCGGCCATCTCCATAAACATCATACCTGGTGATGTTGGAGAAAAATCATTATAAGTTGTTGGGAAATAAGTACGAGCATAATTAATTAAACTAGCTCTTAATTCCGTAAAATCTTTATTGATGTATTGTATATTTCTTTTAATTGCCATTATATAAATGATATTGAAAGTTCATCGGTAATTCCTGTATTTGCTATACTATATTTAAAATCAACAATTATTTCATTAGTATCAGGATTAGATAATATATCTAAAGAAGAAATAATAACATTAGGAAAATATAATCCCAATTGTGTTTGTATATCTTCTTTTAATCCTTCTAAATTGTTGTTTGTTATTTGTTCAAAAATAAATGCTCTTAAGTTTCCTCCAAATATTGGATTTAAATATATTTCGTTTTGATTTGTTAGAAAAAAATTTAACAAATTAACTTTTATAGCATCTTGAGTTAAGTAAGTAGATTTAAATACACCGGGAGCATTAAAAGGAATAGAAACACCAACACCAGTTCCTGGTTTGGTATCTATGGGGAATATCTTTTTTGCTCCAAATGCCATTATTTATTCATTAAAGCCATTATCTGGTCTAATCCAACTTGTCCTTCAGGTAAAGCACCATTAATAGTATCTACTGGACCTGTTGGGTTTATAGTGCCTTGGTAAGAAGTATTTGCTACACCTCCATTTTGCATTCCCTCTAACATACCAGAAAACATATTTCTACGTTCTTCTGCGGTTAATTGTTTTGGTTGAGAAATATGAGGTTGAGCATAAGTATCTCTTATAGATTCATTTACAATTGTTTTAGGAGCTTTTACAGCCTCTAATATAATTTCACGTAACTCTTCTTGGATTGCCTCTTTAACGGCTTCCTTGATCATTTTTTTAAATTCACTTGGTTTCATTTTTTATAAATATTAAAATTAATAAGCTTTTAGATTATCTCTATCAATTATTAGTTTAAGTTCATTGATTAATACCTGATCATCTGTAGTAAATGATAGTTCAGTTTGAATTAAACTTATTCCTTGAGAATTTTTACCAATAGCTCTTCTACGATTAACAGTAGGTGTATAAGGTAATTCCTCTATTTCAATTATAAACCCTTGATAGGTAATTTGATTTTGTGTTTGTTGGGCTTTATTTTGAGAATCAGCAATACTATTTATTTCATCTGAAATTGGGGTTAATTCTTTAGATAATTCAGGATTACAACTTTGTATGTAACTGTCTATTTGATTTAATTGATTAACTACTTGTAAAACATAAACCCCAATAATAGAAATTACTAAAGAAGAACTATTTATAATAGATTGAATTTTAGATAATTTAGAATTTCCAAATTGATCAAATGTAGTTTTTCTAATAAAAGTTTGTAAATCATTTAAAGTAGATGGAACAGCACCTGGAATTACAGGGACAGCTTTTGCAGCTAAAGATACAGCTATAGATGCTATTTCAATAGTTGTTATAATCCCTAAGGTTATATTTAAAAAATCAGAAACTCCAGTTATAGATGTTCCTAATTTATTTATTCTAATTCCTATACTATTTAAAGAATTTACTATATTATTTCGTTGAATTAAAAGTTCATTTATATTATCCGAACATACTTGAGGGTTCGGAATATAAGTTTGAATTAAATTATCTAAAGAAGGTTTAATAATTTGGGGGATTTGTGAACCTAATCCAAATATTATTAAGGGTAATTTAGAAGAACCTTTTGGTTTTTGGTTATCTGGAGTAGCATCTTGTATTAAAGAACTATCTACAGTTTTTTGACTTGTTAAAATAGTTTGTTTTTCTATTTTAGCTTGTTCTTCTTGTCTTTGTTGTTCTAATTCAAAAGGAGTAGCCATTATACTGTGTAATTATATTTAGACTTTAAATTATTTAAATTAGATTGTAATGCATTTAAAGAACCTATTAATTGAACAGATGCTACATTTAATGGTGCTATAGGGGTTCCTGGAGGGGTTGAAACTAAGGTACTACAAACCTCAGCAAACGAGGATAAATTACTGATAAGTTGATTCAATAATTTTACTGTTTGATCTCCTAACAATAAAGGTTCTTTAGCACTTTTAGAACCTAAGTAAATATTTTGGGATTGGATAGTTACGATATTAGTATCTATATTTACTCCTCCTAAAGAATTTAAGTTAATACTTTTATTTGATGATAATAATAAATGATCATCGGTTGTATTAAATATTAACCTTCCAGATGATATAATAACTTGTTTACCTGAGTATTCTTTAGGTGATTCAGGGGGATTTGATTTATATGATGTATAATCTGAACTAGCGGGATTTAATGGTACTTGTTGAGTAGAGGTTAAATAAATTGATGATTCATCATTATTAATATCCTCTACAGTTGGTATCCATCCTTCTTTAGTTTGAGTACCTTGACCATTTCTTAAAATTAAAATAGGATCACCTGCTGAACCTATTGATGACCAATTATTAGAAGTATTAGGTACTGTTGAACCTATTCTTATACTATTTCCCCATCTACCTTCATAAATTGTATCTCCTTCAAAAGGTAAGAGGGGATGGATATTAGATTTTTCCTTAAAAGTATTACCTAAAAATATCTCTGTTGATTGGTCTGTTACTCTTCTAACACTACCTGCTTGGGTTTGAACATAATCTTTTTGTTGAGTTGGAGGTAGAGTATTAGGTTGAGTAGGATAAGCATTGTGATGTGGGTGATTCCAAAGTGCTACAGTTGTTAAATAATAATTATCATTTGATGTAGTAAATTGACCAATATTTGTATTAGGTAAACTGAATAAAAATACTATTTCATTGACTAAAGGTAATGATTTTTGATTTGATAGTAAGGGACGAGCATAAGGTAAAGGTTCATTACTTGAAATAGGATTAGATACAGTTTCATATTCAATAATTCCTAATCCATTCCACTCACCTAATTCTTTAAATCTAGGATGAGATTCATTTAAAATAATACTTTTTACTCTAACGGGTTGGAAAATATTACCTACTTGTTGAGCAAGAAGAGAACTAAAAACATCTCCTACAGATGAATTAAAGGCATTATTTAAAGAAACTAATCCTGATTTAGTTATAGGCATTATTTTTTCTCTCCAATATTTTTAGCTAAATCAAATAATTGTGCTTTTTCTTCTTCTGAGAAAGATAAATCATTAGCACCTGTTTGTGATTGTACTTGTAAAGCTCTTTGAACAATTGTAGCCATTTTAATTAATTGTTCATCATTTTTAACCCCAATTTCCATATACTCCTTAATTAAAGGTACAACCAGAGTCGCATCACCTATATCATTAATAAGTGGTTTTAATTCACCTATTAAAGCAGAAATTTGTGATTCCTTTTTCTTTTGGTTCTCGTAAATTTCTTCTAAAATATCGGAAAATTTTTTCTTTTTAAATATTACAGCATCTAGACTCATAAAGATTTTGATTATAAATATTTAAATCAAAACTTTGTATATCCATGCTCTAAATAAAATACATAACCTTCTTTAAATATATCGTAAAGTTGATTTGCTATTTTAGTAATTTTAGGAGTTTTAACATCAATTATTTCACGAATGTAAATGTAAAGTGCTTTTTTATTAAATACATCTAAGTTTTCTCGTTTACGAAATAATTCTAAAATAGCATCAGCAATTTGAGCATCCTCACCTTTTGGAAATAATTCAAATATATTTTCAGTACAATATTCAGCAAATTCATCTATATAATAAGATAATTTTTCAATGGGTTGATCATCTTCAATTTCATAAGAATGATTTTCATCTTCCTCTAATATAGAAACTGGGGCTGTATCTACTCTTTTTTTATAATTTTTCTGATTAGATAAAATTAAGTAACGTTTAGCAATAGTTCCAAAATAAGAATATGCTTTAGCTCCTTTTGCTGGATTGAATAAATGGATTTTAGATAATAAAAATGAAATAACCTCAAATTGTAAATCCTCAATATTATCTACCTCAGTATAATAAAATTTAAAGGTATGGATAATATTTTCAGTTAATTTAAAGAAGGCATAATGGATACGTTCATGATAAATTTTATTTTTTTCATCAAACGTAGTAGCATTATTATATAATACAATGGCATCCTCAGTATCTTGAGTAAAATACTGTACTCCCTTCTTTTTCTTTACTACTACCTCACTCATAAATTTTTAATTCTAAATTGATTTAAAACATCTTGAATCATCTTAATATTTGTAAAGAAAAATCCTATCTCATCATCACTTTGAAAAGATCCTTTAATATCAATTTCATGAATTTTTTTATCTGACATTTCGATAATATCTGATATTTTGTTAAGGTAAGTTAAGTAAGAAGCTAAAATGTCTTCTTGTTTTTCGTTTTTTCGTAATAAGTTAAAGGTCGTATATCCTAAGATTACGACCATTATACCTAAAATAATTGTTAATATAATCATAAATTGTCTAACATGTTTTTAAGCCCCTCACTTTTCAAACTACCTAAAGCTTTAGCTTTTTTATCTGAAGTGACTGGAGCTGATTTTTTATTAGTTTCCAATATAAATGATTTCTTTTGATTATCCACGTTACCCTGTAATTTAGGTAACCATTCTCTTTCAAATTCAATCCTAGCAGCCATTAAATCCGCCTGATGTACAATAAAAGGTAATGATGTCCGAGGTTTTTGTTCTGGGAGGTAAGTCATTAAATACTTTTTATTTGCCTCATCATATAAACCATCATGGGTTTGAATAGTAATCATTTCATTAAATGTATATTGAATACCATGAGACTGGAGTAAAAATAAACCACGGTCAGGAACAGAGGCAAATGCAACTTTAGTATTAAACATATAATCCTCTCCTAATTTTTCACGTCTCCAATTGTCAGTCTGGGGGATATATGAATCATTTTCTTCATCACCCATTTTACCCAGGTCATGATTTAAAGCGGAAAATACAAGTTCTTCTTTAGTATAAGTAGTAGTATCACAACCCATTTGAGCCCATAATTCATGAAGATGAAGAGCACAAGTAATTACTCTATTTACATGCTCTACATATCCTCCAGGAAATGCATTATGATATTCTTTTTTATGAGCAGCAGGCATCAACATTAGACGCTCACTATATCTTTCATAAAATTCAATTAATTTAGTTTTACGAGGTTCAGAAATATGATCTTCAATAAAACCCATTAAACGTAACCAATTTTTAGAAATTTGTTCGGCAGTAAGATTCATATATTAATATGGATTAATTTCGTTTGGACTTATTGGTTCTTGGTCAACAAACATTTTTGTTTCGGAAACCAATTCCCTCATTTCTTGTAAATTTTCCTCAAATTGGTCTCTAGTACCTTGACGTTGGAGGATTAGGTACATCTTCTCGATATTACCCTCTATTTTCTCCAACCTTCTTGTTATTATGTCTCTGTTTTTCATATGTTTCTTTAAACCCCGTAATTGGAATATAATACTTAAAACATTACACTCCAAGTTTAGGTTAAAGAGTTTTTGTAAAATCTAATATTTTTTTGATAAATGCACATTTTTCATATTCTTCATATTCCTGGAAGAATAAAATTGATTGTTCTAGTGCTTTTAATAATTGTTTATCTATATTTAAACTTATAGAGTCTTGATGCATTTTATCTGTAATATCAATCTTAGAAAGATAATAATAAGCTCTTTCATAGGAAACCCTATCACCCATTCCTTTTAAATTCTCTATATCTATTTCAGGATTAATTTTATCAAAAAATCCAACAATTTGAGAGGTAAATATATGATTATTTTGAATTAATTTTTTAAACATTCCTATCCAGTAAATAGGAGTATTTTTAATATCAATAAACATAACATCCTCTTCCGATTTTTGTTCAGAACCAGATTCAAATAAATCGAATATTTTATTTATATTCACGGACATAAATATAGGCGCCATACACTTTTATATAGCGCCTATAATGCATTATTTTATAATTTTCACCGATTGTGGTGATATCAACCAATAACGTCGTCTAAATGGTCAGGAATACCGTCTCCATCTACATCGGCTATTTCTTTATAACCAAAAGCCTCCATAAATTTAGCTACTCTTTCTTTTAGATCTCCATCAGTATCTTCAAACCAATCTTCTTTAAGTTGGTCATGATCTAAAATAGTAGTTAATGCTTTATACATTTTTTCAACATCATCAACCAAATAGATATCTGGTGTATGAAAGTCTAAACTAAAGGCATAATCATCGATTTGTGGTATTTTCATTAAATCATCTGTTGTACCTATTTTCTTTTCAGATGGAACATCTTTTCCAAACTTATGAAAATATTCTCCAACGTAGATATATCCTTGTCCTGGTTTTAATTGAAACTCACTCATTACTTTAATAAATTATAATACTCGTTAAAATGTTTAATACGATCAGGCAAACCAATTGTTCCACCATTTACTCTTTTTGTAACAGCAGTTACAGTTCCTTGGTCAGCTCCTTTATCACATATTAACCAAAGTTTATTTTTGTCAAAAAACCAAGCAGCAGACATTAAAGGATATTTAGTAGCAACTAAATCAGGATTACCTAAAATATCTTCAGGAACAAACTTATCAAAAGCTGAATAGTTATCTTTACCAGTTAATTGGATATAACCACGTCCTCTAAACTTATATCCTTCTTGAGTAGGTTCAGCACCATTCCCCATTCTACCTCCGTAAACACGAGAGGCAATAGCAATAGGTTTACGAGCATATTGTTCGGCTAAAGCTAAAGTAGGGAAATATTTTTTAAATATACCCATTAAACCTTTAGAAGAATAATTCAAATTTTCTGAAGTTGCTCTCCAACCTCCTGATTCATGACCACATTGAGCTAAGAAATGAGCTAATCTCATAGGATTAGTAATATTAAATTTAGCAGCAGTATCAGGGATCTGAGATAATACAGAATCAGGAATATGTCCTTTTAATTTATCTAATTTAAAAGAACTAGGAGGAACTACTATAGCTGGAGCAACAGGTGCCGCAGGAGTAGAACCCATAATTTTATCCCAAGTAGTAGGACCAACAATACCATCTGCTGTTAAACCATGTTTTGCTTGAAAAGCCTTTACAGCTTCTTCAGTCTTAGGACCAAAGTTACCTACAGGATCAACCCCCAGTTTAACTTGAAGTTGTTTAACCTGTTCGTTATTATCACCTTTTTTTAGTAACATAATTATCCTTCTTCTTCAGTTGGTGTTTTATCTTTATCTTCCTCGTGTTTGTCTTTTTTGTTCATAAATTTATCTAAAGATGCTATACCAAAACATCCTAAGATAATTACCATAAATCCATCGAAGATAAATTCGTTAATTACTAAAGCAGTTCCCATGTAACCAGTTACTAGGTCAACCATAAGTGCTAATACTAAACACAAAAAAGCGATAAAACCTACTACGGATTTTTCGTTAATTGTGTTGTTGTCGTCAAATAAATTTTTAAAAAATTGTTTCATATCAAAATTGTTTAGTTGTGTTTTTCAAAGCTTCTTGCAACGCTTTCGAAAACGCCTTACGGTTTAACGGAACCTCATTATTTTCTACGTTTAAAAACATAGCAAAAATAAATGTTCTTCTTTCGCCAACTCCATTAAAACAACCTGATCCTATACAAACTGTGGTCTTGACAATATAATCTTTTCTTAACCATTGTAATCCTGCGATATTAAGTAACTGTTGAGGAGAATAAATACTATCTATTGATACTTCAACATCAAATCCCTCTCCAGAATCAATAGGTGTATACCCTTTTTCAATTAATAATTCTTCTACTGTTTCTTTAACCCCAAATAAAGGGTCTCTACCATCAATTTGTTGAATTTGGGTAGAATTATGTACATGAACCTTTACAAAAGTGGGGGAAGGTTGTAGTGCAAACAATATTGAAGTAAAAACACTTAACATTTGTTATAAATATATTAATTTCTATAACCTGTGCGAAATAGATAATAATTTGAATTTCCTTTATTTGTGAGTCCTGATAAAGTAATAGATTGAGTTCCTGAATAAGTTGATTTGGGATTAGATGATGATATACTAATAGTATTCCATTCTATAGGTGTAAATATTCTATAATTAGGTACTCCTATCTTCCAACTTACCCCTATTATTTTAGCATATATTAAATATACATCTGTAATAGTTAAAGTATTATCATTATTAACATCCATTCTATAATAATCTCTGGCATTAAAGGATTGTTGTAATACTTTTTGATTAAATGATTGAGCATCACTTATTGATGGATTAGATATAGTTAAAGTATTAATTTGAAGTTGAAAATCATAAGTTGTAGCATCTTTAGTAGATGAAATAGTGTATTTACCGCTTGCATCTGTATTAATAGTACTCTCTAAATTATAGGTAGATGCTGATTTTAATTTAGAATAAAATTTAACAGGTATATTTTGTATTCCTACCCCCTCAGAATTATAAATAAATCCAGTATAAGAAAAAGGATCTGTAGCACCAACAATTCTAGTTTTAAAGTCAAAAGTATTACCATAAGGGTATGTTCCACAAATTACAGGTGAACCAGAATATTGCATTACAAATCTCATATAAACTTCTCCATTATAAACAGAGGTAGGAACAGTAAATGTAGCTGTGATTGTTTTGGTTCCTGTCCAAGCATAATTTGAACTGTGAACCAATTCCCCAGCATCTGTTAATACCCCATTTCCATTAAAATCAATCCATAATTTAAAATATTCCATATAATTACCATTAGTAACTCCTGTATATGAAATAGAGATTGATTGACCTGCTCTAATTCTAGGAACAGTATCTTTTGTATAAGTGTAGTCATAATAACCAGCAGGACTACCTCCACTTGAAGAAGAAAACCCTGTTGAACCTTGAAATGATTTCCCATTTATAGTCACATTAGAAACATATTCACAACAAAAGCTAGTAGGTCTACTAGCACATAAAGGAGATTGACTATAAAGATTTATATTAAATAAAAATAATATAATTATTATCCACCTCATAATCTTAATTTAGCTCCCATTAATATTTGATAATTTAAAACATCTTGTCCCGCTATATAAGTACCACCAGCTGTCAACCCCATTCCAAAAGTCTTAGTAATTTTATAATTAAGATTTAAAAAAGGAATAACAATTGGTTTAGATTCAAATAAAGATTCTGTATAAAATTTAGAATATGGAGAATAAATACCTGCAGCAATAATTGTAGCATCTATAGCTTTAGTTAATTTACCTTTATACATAAAACCAGCAATTGCTATAGTTGAAATTAATTCTTCACCATATAATTGCCCATAAGTTCCTGCTACTCCATATAAAGCAGTAAATTTCTTAATTGAATTTACACGTACAAATAGAGCATTTCCAGTAGTAGATTTAGGTAAAATTCCCAATCCCCCAGATACTATATTAATATGTTTATGTCCTACTTTATTAGTACCAATCCAAGATTTAATACCTGAAATGTTTCCAATTTTGGCATTAAACATAAAATCAGCAGATAAACCTAATGATGCTGTTCCATCACCTTTTACACGAGTAAAAGACATAGTTGCTCTAGCATCTTGAGCTCCATCTGCTCTAGTTTGAATACCTACAATATCTCCAGTAAGTAAAATTGCTGGTTTTTGGGTTTCTGTTTTAGCTTTAGAAGCAGCCTTAGCAGTAGACTGTGATTGAGTCTTTTGAGTTTCAGTCTTTTGTTCTTCTACTTTTTGTTCTTCAGGTTGTTTTTCTTCTCCTTTACCATTACCACCACTCCCACTCCCAGAGCTACTCCCAGAATTATTCCCGCCATTGTTTGAACTACTATTGCCTCCATTTACTCCTCCTCCTGATGAAGACCCACTTTGATTTTCTGATGAATTTCCTCCAGTTTGTTCTCCTTGTCCCTGGCTTTGGTTATCTGATGATCCACTATTGGAACTAGAATTGCTAGAATTAGAATTGTTATTATCATCTTTTTTATTATTTGATTTTACATTTGTCCCGGAAGAAACATTTCCTCCTACATTATTTCCCACACCTCCAGAAACACCACTTGTTATGGAAGATAAATCTAAACTAACTAAACTAGTAATATTACCTATAATATTTGCTACTTGGTTGGTAGAGGTTGTAGTTGTAGTAGTAGTAAGAACGCCTTGACAAGGAGATATTGTCTTATATTTGTTATAAATATTATTAATCCATGCATCGAACGTACCATCACTTAATTGAGCGTATGTAAACGTTTGTATTTGTCCATAATACGAGATTACAATAGGAGCAGACATGTCTGCGACTATATATTTACTTTCGTTAGTACACGGATCTATATAACTATAGATAAAGGATTGCCCATATACATCCCCAACATATAAAAATAAAATAAATAATATCTTTTTTAAAATTCCCATCTTATTACTACAATAGTTATTCCTGCTCCAAAAATAGTACATAAAAAATCACTCTGAGAATCATCAATAGTCCAGTTGGGATTAGTTTTATAATCATATATTTCTTTCCCCAGGGCAGCTAAACTCGAAACAGTAATTGTAGCAATAAGGGTTTTCTTTTCATCGTTAGGAATAATATAAGTCTTACACATGTAATGGGTTATAGAAGCGGCTGTAAAACCTGCCCATATATGTAACTGTTTATCCTGAGGTATGATAATAGATTGGGCCTGAAGGTTTCCCAACAAGCCCAATAATAAAATTAATAATATTTTAGTTTTTAAAGATACCATTCTTGATTAAGTTTTCTACAACTTTAGCAGTTGCGGTTTCTAAAGATTTACGAGTTGCTTTACCAACAGTACTTTGAGAAAACTTCATATCAAGAGATTTTAAGAATGATTCACCTGTTTTAGTAGATTCACCTTCACCCGAACCGATATAGATTTGTCCTGTTTTAGCGTCTACAAATCTTACTTGTAAACGGATAAAAGTAGTTACAACAACAGTTGCTTTACCTTTAACTACAGTTTCATCTTCATCTACAGCAAAATCAGCAACAGTCACATATACAAAATATTGAGCTGCTTTAATCTTACCTTTTCCATCAATAGGTTCTTCAAAGACACCTTTTTTAGATGCTTTAAATTGGGTTACCATCCTATCCTTGATTTCACCCTTCTCCTCACTAAATATAAAACGATTCGTTTCATCTAAATAATCTAATGTAGTTTCTGCAAAACCTAATCCAACATTTTTTTCAGCTAAAGCAGGATACATAGCAAATAATTTACTCATATCCACATTGACTACCTGAACTACTTTTTTAATAGAATCAGTGTAGTTAGAAACCGTTGAAATGTCTTTAGTTTCAATTACATCTTTTTCAGTAGTGGTTTTCATTGAACCACAACCTGCAATAAGTAATACTAATAAAAGACTACCAAGGTTCTTCTTCATCTTTAGCGGGTTTAGAAGCCGGAGCAGCAGCAGGAGTAGTAGATGCGGGTGATGCTTTTTCTTTAATAATAACAGTGTTAGTACCACCTGCGGCCTGTTGTTTTTGACTGTTTTCATTACTGTTTGTAATGTTAATAACAGGAGCAGGAGCTGTAACAGCTGTTGGAGTTTCTGGTTTAGATTCTTCTCCTCCACCTAAGTGAGTAGCAAACCATGCACCACCGGCAGTTACCGCAGTGGTAATAGCTCCGATGATGGCTTTTTTAACAGCGGACATTCCGCCTTCTTCTTTTTCTTCTGACATATTATTCGTTATTTAAAGTGCTTGATAATGATTGTCCATCTTCTTCGTCAACCTTTTGGATTAACATTTTGTCTCTATCTTCAGAATTAAACCAATAGTCAACTACTTTGTTTAAGTTACCTACGAAGGCACCTAATAAAATTAAAAGTAATTCTTTCCAAGATTCAGCTATAGTAACATGAAAGAAAACAGCCGAGTTAATTCCTAAAATAATAAAGAAAAATAAAAACAATACAACTAAAGTAATTTTCCAACGGTTAGATTGCATTTGTTGTAACATATAGTAGAAACGATTCTTATCGTCTACTTGTACAAATTCTTGTTTGAAAGCGTTTCCTAGTTTCATTACTTATTAATAAATATTTTATGAGATTTAGATGTTGTACTAGTTTGTAAAGACATTATGTACATTCCGTTTGCTAATTGATCTAATTTTACTAAATATTTGTATTCACCAGCAGGCATGTTTTGGTTTAATACCTCTAATACTCTTTGACCAATTAAATTACTTACATTCAAAGCAACTTCTGAATCTACATCCACTTTAAATTCAACTACTACTTCTCCTTGATTAGGATTAGGAAATATAATTAATTTTTCAACACCAATTACTTGAACGCCTTGTTTTGCTTTACGAACTTCAACAATACCCATTGCAGGAGTAACATTTAAGTCTTTGGCATTTACATCACCTACAAATTTAGGACCAGTCCAAATAGCGGCTGTACCCCATTCATCTTGAGGTTTTTTAGCAATAAATTGTAAATTCATTACTGTTTCTCCATCATTTAACCACTGACCACCTTTTAAATCAGCTGAACCAAAAGCTATTACTCCATTATCAGGATTAGTAAATGAGGTCCAGTTCATCATTTTTTCAGTTAAGTCAATTTTCTTAAATTCTAATAAAGCGGTATCATATTTTAATTCTAATTGAAAAGCACCTAATTGTTTCCCATCAGTTAATACTTTAACAGGAACATTAACTAAGTTACCTTGGTCAACAGTTACTTTAGGCATATTTACTTCAATTTTTTCAACTACATTATCATAAGAAACTGTATTATCAATAATATATTTGTTAGCATTAGCCTGATTAGTAATTTTGATAGGAGTTAAACGAGCCATTTTAAATCCTGTTTCATTTGCATCACCTTTAACATTTACATAATATGTAATAGAATCTTTACCATCAATTGTATAATAGAAATTAGTTACACCTGAAATTGTAGTTGCATAGTTGGTTGAAGACCCTTTAATAGTGTTATATTCGGCTACAGTAAAGAATAAAATATCTTTTTGTGAATTAGGCCATTTATTAAATCTACCTGCTAATCTACCATAAACTGAATAAACGTCTGCAATTGTAATATTACCATCAGCACCATTTACATCCATAGAATAAAAATCAAATCCTTTAGGAGTATAAGATGAAAGCATTACTTGATTAATCTTTTGAGCATCGGCTGTTGAAAAAACAGAACCAGCAGTCATAGTATCACCTTTAACAGCCATTCTTACATCCCAATAAGTTGTATCAATATTTTTAAAGAATACTACGTGACCATTAGAATTAGTAGATTTAGATTCTACTGTAGTCCAAGATCCACCAGGTGATTTCTTTTCTAAAGATACCCATAAGTTTTTAGAATTAGTACCTGTAGTATTAATAAATTTACCTGCAAATCTTAACATCTTTTGATTCATTCTACCACCATAAGAATAAACAGTTAAAGTAGTATCATTACCAAAATTAGTTGAAGCTAAATTAGGAAATGAACTTACACCTGAAATTTTTAATGACTTAATAGAATCTAAAGTGTTCCAAGTAGCTGCTGATGTATGAGTAAATGTCAAATCAAAAGTAGCACCATTTGAATAATTAAAAGTAGAATTAGTACCAGTATAAACTACAGTAACTGTTAAATGACCACTTGTATTGTTATCTGTGTATTGAAGATATTGGTCTGTTGATGAAATTTTTAATGAAGGAATAACACCTGTAAAAGCAGTATTATCATAAAAAATTCTAAACTGCATACCTGTGATTTTTTCAGAGGTTGAAGTGTTGTAAAAATACAAAGGAGCAACCGTTTTACCAGTTGTGTAAGTTTCTACTTTGTAACCAGAGTCAATTACTACCCAGTGACCTGTTCCTGGTGATGTTGAAGCACTTTGAGCAAAAGCTCCAAAAGTTGCTAAAAGCGAGATTAGGAATAATGTTATTTTTTTCATTGTGTTGCTTGTATGTTCTTTAAAGCATGGTCAATTAACCATGGTTCTGGATTAGGCAACATTTTTAAAAACTCTAATTCATAGCGATAGCAGTAGTTTTCTTCTGCTCTCTCACTTAATCCATTTTTCCTGCCCATCAGGTATAAATGAAGACTTTCATGTACAAGAACGACAGCTAAATTGTTTATTGAATTCAATTTAACGTCACCTACTGAAACTAAAATGGTTTTAACACCATCATTAGAGGAAAAACTGTTACTCCAAAACTCTACTTTAGAACAAACATTAGTTAGCAACTTATATTTAGTAGAATCATATTGCTTAACAATACTTAAAGCAGAATCGATTTTTAAATCCCAACCATCACCTGCTTTATCTATTTGGATTTGGGAATATAAAATACTTGGTAATAAAAATAGAATTAACCATAGTGATTTCACATTGATAAATATGAAACCTTTTTGAGAATTATTGTGGGCCATACAGGATTTGAACCTGTGATCTTCGCATTATGAGTGCGCTGCTTTCACCAGACTAAGCTAAAGGCCCTAATAAATGACTCTAATTAAAGAGCCATAATTTTTTCATATCTTTCACTCAATAGAGTTTCCAACATGATTCCTTTTGGAGTAAAATCTTTACCTGCCAAAACGTTTTTAACAATCGATGGAGAGGCTCCTGAAACTAATGCTACATCTTTAGTATCTGCTGATACTGGAACATTACCTTCCCGTCCGTTTACGTTCCAAAATGCTAATTTTGGCATTTTATAACCTGCGGCTTCAAACTTATCTTGAATTACTTCAAAATTAGTTCTACCACTACAAGCCTGATTAAACTCCATATCTGAAATAATCAAGATAGTTTCTGGTAAATCTGATTGAGATAAGTTGTTTTCCTTTGCTTTATCTAACACTAGGTCAAATACGGATTGCAAATTAGTACTCATACCCCATTCGGCTCTTCTTAACTGATTAAATCTTTCAATCACATTACCTTTTAAGTATTGTAATTTTGGAGATTCTGAGAAAGTAATAAAGGCATCTTTAAATACTGATTTATTTCTTTCCGACAAGTACACACCCAAAGAAACCGAAATTTCCATTGGCAATCCCAACATAGAACCAGATACATCACAAACTGGTAAAAATGAACCTTCTCCCACATAGTCAGGTAAATTCATCCATTGAGCTAACAATGTGTTTTTATCCATTCCTTTAGTAAAAGATTGATACAATTGATATGGAAATAAAGTACCTGAATTAACTTTAGCTTCTCCTTTTACAACAGCATTGATAAAACCACTGAATCTATACTCATCATTTCTAGCAAATGCTCTTTTGTATTTTTGGAAAGCTTGTGATGGAATTTTAGAATACTCAATAGCATCCCATTCTTTATTACACATAGCAGTTTCAACTACTTTAGTTTTTTCAACAATCATTTTACGGAACTGTTTTGGAGTAATTCCTAAATGCTTATGCATTGAAGAAAACCAAATACCTTTACGTGGGAACCATTTAGCTAACAAACCGCTATTTTCTTTTTCTAATTCACTTTTCATCCAATCCAAGTTAGTAGCATTTGGTGTTAAGATTGTGAAAACATCTTTCCAATAACCATATTCTGGAATTAAGCGAGCATTGAATTCAAAAACTGAAGGATAGTTTTTAATAATATAATTTAAGATGATTTGGAAGAATCTACGTTCTCCTGCTCCACCTCTAACGTCACGAGCCCAAAACAGACACTTAACAGCCAAAGTAGGATCTTCACTATATGCTTTTACAAACACATTAATTATATCTTGTTCTGACATTCTACGAGAAGCACCTGCTAAGAAAAACATATCTACAACTGCATTCAATGAAGTTGAGTTAGTCAAAGCCCCATTAGCAGTTAATGAATCTTTTTGTCTCATTGCGTTAATTAAATTGCTCATATCTTTTATTTTTTTCTTTTACGTTTTTTTTGCCTCTATCACGACCCGCACCTAGCCAATGTTTTGAGGGGTTACTGAGTACGGCATCGGCTAGGGGAGTCGATGATTGAGGTGTTAGATTGTAATTATTATGTAGTTTATATAATAATTGCTGGTTGTACTCATTCCCTCAAGAAGTTACAGGATTCGTTGTTTTTTCTACCAATGAAAAGCTGAAAATTGCTGCGTGAATCCTTTTTAATTTCTTTATGTCGTTAATATAATAACAATCTTTTAAACAGCCAAGCTATATTAAAAGAGATTTTTAAAATTTACGGGCTTCCATTTTTTTCAGTCAATGTTTTCGGAATTGAGATAAAAATAGTTGCTGTTGAAAGCCCTTAATAAGTTACGGGATGCGATTTGTGTCAAAGTAAAAGTTTGATTTTGTAAAATTGCTGCGTGCATCCCTTTTGGTATTCCCGATTGGATTCGAACCAATCACCTACGCATTAGAAGTGCGTTGCTCTATCCAAATGAGCTACGGGAACATATTTGGTGGAGAGAGAGGGATTCGAACCCCCGGTACCTTTCGGTACGCCGGTTTTCAAGACCGGTGCATTAAACCAACTCTGCCATCTGTCCAAATAAGAAAAAGCTTCGGGTCTTTCGGGGTTTCTGATTAGGTGCAATGAGTGACGCCTACCTACTATAAACCCTTTTTCAGTAATTAATACACTCTACTTCCTAATTACAGCTTCACTGCTTTTTCTTTTGGCGGCTCGTACGGGACTCGAACCCGTGACCTTCGCCGTGACAGGGCGACATTGTAACCATCTCTACTAACGAGCCAATAAATTTGTGGACCAGGTGAGAATCGAACTCACCACACTCTCCTTGCAAGGGAGAATCGCCAGCCTTGGTACATGCCAGCCCATTTATTTTGTTGTCCCTGGAGGATTCGAACCTCCACGCTCTGAGTCAAAGTCAGATGAACTGCCATTATTCTAAAGGACAAGATAATGAAACTATTTCTCCGGGTTTTACTTATGGTTTGTTCCCCATAACCTGTTGCCGTGCACAGCAGAGCAGGGACCTGAACATGATACCTTAGGTCATTTAATCTTCGTTGAGGTCATGACTCCTCTGAAGCTAAGGTTTCTTTCAATGAGTGCTTATCTCATCTTATGTTAGTTTCATGGTTGCGGGAGTGGGAATCGAACCCACCTAGTCCGAGCTTATGAGACTCGTCAGTGCACCAGCTCTAGTTCCCCGCAATTTATGGTAGCCCGTACGAGAATCGAACTCGTCTTTACAGGTTGAAAACCTGGTATCCTAACCGATAGATGAACGGGCCATTTATTAGCTCCCCGGATAGGATTTGAACCTATGACCTAGCGGTTAACAGCCGCTTGCTCTACCACTGAGCTACCGAGGAATAATTTGTTTGTCTTTCCAAACTGTCACCAATTTTGATGGGCTCATCTGATAGCAAAAGCTACCTAGCACTTGAGATTGAAACTCCTTGTACCTCGGGCGAGACTCGAACTCGCAAGCGATAAAGCCACGGTTTCTAAGACCGTTGTGTCTACCATTTCCACCACCAAGGCATTTTCTTCTCGCATGTCAAAGAACAACTTTATTGTTTAACTTAACAACTCGGTAAATATATGAACGATATTTCAAAATTCCAAATTTATTTTAAAAATTTATTCATTTAGAATCGTTCTAATTGGCACGAGTAGAAGGATTCGAACCCTCAACAACGGTTTTGGAGACCGGCATGATACCATTTCACCATACTCGTGTATATATTTTTTGAGGTCAGTATTGGATTTGAACCAATATAAAAGCTTTTGCAGAGCCGTACCTTACCTGTCGGACAACTGACCTTATATTTGTAGTTCCTATAGGACTCGAACCTATAACCCCTTCATTCGTAGTGAAGTGCTCTAATCCATTGAGCTAAGGAACCAGTTAGTTATTTTACTAACATATCAGCAGCGTATGTTGCCATAACACCTAATGATTTGTATCTAACTTTATAACCCATACCTTCAACTAAACCAACTGCTGCTCTTAACACTTCATTTGATTTGTATCTTTTATCTGGGTTAACATCTATGTCAATATACTTAACTTGAGGTAAACCTGCGTTTTTAAGTAATTCTGCTACTTCAACAGATTTCCAAACCTCATTCATTAAACGTACTTGTCTTACTCTTTCAACAGGTAAAACCTCTTTGTTGAATAAAACATGCGCACCGCCCTTCGGTTTATAAAGTGCAACTACAGTTGCATATGTTGTGTTATACGCATAGTTTTGCGAGTCACACCCAATTAACAATTCGGTGTCGGGATTCGCGTTTAAATACGATTTAACGTAGTCAACTAAGTCAACTGTTTTTCTGTTTGTTAGGGTCCTGAAGTTCATAATCTGTTTTTTATAAATAATTTACATAGCGGAAAGAGTTGGAGTCGAACCAAATACCCGAAGGTACACATTGCTTAGCAGGCAAGCCCTATCGCCGTCAAGGGTCACTTTCCATGGGGCCCGATATCCGTTTTTCATCTTACTCGAGCCGACATAAGCATTCACGGGTTGGGTGTTTAAGGAGTTTCGAAATCCCAACCTCTCCCGTCACAAGGGAGCGCTCTTCCTTTGAGCTATAAACACCATTTATTTGGTGGAGAAAATAGGACTCGAACCTATAACCTTCTACGTATCAGATAGATGCTCTAACCAATTGAGCTATATCTCCATTTTATTTGTGCCTGCAGAAGGACTCGAACCTCCGAACTCAAATGAGAGCTGATTTACAGTCAGCTGCAATTGCCGCTATGCGATACAGGCATTTATTTTGTCTTTCCTGCTGGATTCGAACCAACGATCTTCTCCGTGTAAAAGAGACGCTTTAAAACCAACTAAGCGAAGGAAAGTGGTCCAACTTTATGATTCAAACTATCAACGGCATGTGACTCCTTAGTTTTGTGACCCCGTCGAGACTCGAACTCGAAACCCCCTCATTAAAAGTGAGGTGCTCTAACCTATTGAGCTACGAAGTCAAATTTGCAGGATATCGCTTAACCTGCTGTGATTGGCCATTTCACATTTAACGATTTTTTTGTAGCGTAAGCCGGACTCGAACCGACACCATGTCCTCATCCCAAATGAGGCGGCCTACCAATTGGCCGATTACGCTATATATTGTGCGACGGGAAGGACTCGAACCTTCATGGCCGGATTTTCAGTCCGGTGCATTGACCATCTTTGCTACCGTCGCATTTGCTTCTCATACGTCAAAGAACTAAAAGAGCCCGATCTTGTGAATCGGGCTTATTTTGTGTTTCAATATGTTTTAAAAAACATCACATCATAAGCCCAATCAATCTAATATCCTCAGACACCGGATTCATCCAAGCGGCTTTAAGACTAAATTGATATGATTTACAATGTTTCATTTTTTATGTTTTAATATGTTATAAATATATGTAAGGGATTTCAAAATGCCAAACTATATTGAATTTTTTTTTTCTTTCTTTTTGAGCGGGTGGACAGAATCGAACTGACATCACAGGCTTGGAAGGCTAGTGTAATAACCATTATACGACACCCGCTTGGGAGTAGCCTTCGAATAACATTTAAATTGGGGAGTTAATCAAAGACTACATTTTTGAGCGGTAGACAGGATTCGAACCTGCGACCCTAACCTTGGCAAGGTTATGCTCTACCAACTGAGCTACTACCGCAAATAACCTTAACAGTTTCTATTGATCAGATAGGCTTATTAAGGGTTGTTAATACTTATGCCTTGGGCTATTCATATTAACTCGAAGACCTCTATGATGTGCTGATCTTACGGGAAGCATCGAGGTACTTTTTGAGCCGCCTGACGGACTCGAACCGCCGACCCTCTCATTACAAGTGAGAAGCTCTACCAACTGAGCTAAGGAGGCTTTTATGGACAATTAAAGGCTGTCCGTACCTGTGGTGTCTACTGAATTCGTATCAACGGTGATAGAATCAGCTGACAATGAATCAATGTTCGTTGATTCGGTTGAGTTGTTAGCACAAGATGCTAAAACAAACATTACTGCGATTGCAAAAATAACTTTTTTCATTTTGTATAAATATATTAATTTTTCTTTTTTGTACCGCGGGCCGGGGTCGAACCGGCACTCCCTTTTCAGGGAACAGGATTTTAAGTCCTGCGTGTCTACCTATTTCACCACCGCGGCATATCTTTTAAACATCCCACTCATCTGCTCCTACTTGTAGACATTCAAGTAGAGATGCTGTGGGAAATTCTTCTTTATGTTTAAATGCAGACCAAATTACCTCAAGTTGCAATCCACGTTTATCTGCTTCTGCTAAAATAGCATCACATTTTTCATTAAAAATTGCTTCTTGTTTTGCTTGTTCTTCTAATTCGTTCATGATATAAATATATAAAAAGATCTTTATATTTCCACGCTTAAATACGCTCCTTATGCAGGAACGTATTCAAGTGCTAAATCATACAAACGCTCATTCAAAACCATATCTTGTTGGAAGTTTTTGATTTTACGAGCTTTACGGGTTTTAGTTCCGTATTTGTAATTAAACATTCCATGAACCATTTTCTCTTGAACTACATTATAAACTGACCATAAATCTGATCCTTTATCTTGTACACGAGTTGGGGTAAGTAAATCATGTAAATCGATTTCGATATTTTCAATATCATCACCAAAACGAACCTCAAGAGCTTTTTTAGCAAAATCAAGAGCTTGTTCTTGACCTAACTCAACAGCACGGAACTTATTCAAAGATTCAACAGTTAAAGGTAATTTTTCAACCATTGATTTAATGGTGTTTTGCAACTCATCAAATGAATAACCATAATGTCTGATTTTCATATTTTCAAACTCACGGCTTGAAACAACCAAACCATTTTCACAAACCATACGGAACAAACCTGCTGTGAAGGTAAATGCATTTTTACCATCATGTGAATTGGTCAATAGGATTTGTGGAAACACATTATCACCATCTTCGGCAGTGATTTGAATATCGTTATTACGGAATACAACCAAATGCTTCTGGAAACCAACACCTCTACGAGCACGAACTTCTTTAGCATCAACAACTCCCCAACCTAGGGCTGACATATCATCAATGATTTTGTCGGTAGGAATGTGGGCATACTTTTCACTAGTTCCAGGAGCACTAGTAGCAGTAAAAATTGAAGGGGCCTGTTGGCGGATCTGACTTTTTGAAATGAATTCTTGATTAATGTTTAACATAACTCTTATTATTATTTTTTTCTATGCCGTGAATATACGAAAGATGTCCTCGGGAGCCAAATTTACTGCAGAGGAAATGTCATTTAGAATCATTCTAAGCGACAGGTTTACCAAGTAATGTTTTGGTGTGTTTTTCACCACCAATAAATCTTTGGTAAGTTCCATCCTCGTTAAATTCTAGTTTTTTACCTTTAAGTACTTTTTGAATTAATTCTTGATCTTTTACTACAGGTGCACCTTTAGCCAATAAAATATCTTGTAATTTACCTGAAACCTCTAAATAGTAACCTGGTTCTTTAAGTAATGATGCCATTCTGTTTAATGATTTAGATTTAGAGATAGGTTCACCATCATGACCCATTGCTGTTAATTTTTTACCTGCTTCTTTTTCCTTATAAGATATTAAAGCATCAGGTTCAGGATCATCGTCTATATTAATTACCTCATAATCAGCATCGGCTTCCGCACCTAACACGTCTGCTGCGCTTTTATAGTTTAAATTACCGCCTATAGGCGCATATGCTGTATTGATTAGGTCAAAGATATCCTTAGCATATTCTGATTTTTGGTCTGAAGAAAGATCTACCCATTTATCTCTAGGTAGTTCTTCAAGCAAAGGATTATTTTTTAAATATTCTAATAAATTAAAAGACATTATTTCACGTATTTGTTATAAATATTAACAAACACATCAAATGGAATACGGTGACCTAAA